CCCACCCTTCTTTGGAATCGGCAACAACGATAGTAGTTTGACTATCAAATAATTGATCAGGGACTTCAGGTAATTGGTTAACATATTTCTGCTCCACAGAGAAACCTACCCCTGTGCCACAGAGCAGGATGTACATAGCCTCATCAAACGCCTTCGGATCATCGATAGGCAGGTATGAGCAATTGTAGCCAGCAGTGTTGTCACGCTCCAGCGCTTTACCTGCTGTCATAATGGCACGCATCGATGGCATTACTTCTAGGTTTACCACTGCTGACTCTAACTTGTTGCGTAGTTCACGAGTCATTGTATATTCACTATGCTTCTGGAGATGATCTTCCATGAAGTTAAAATAGCGTGCTACTGTCTCACTCCAATTCTCACGGCGGTTCTGCTCAGGCAGGAATCGTGAGTAGCGTGATTTGGCTATAAATTGAGAATAAATATCCATTTTAGACATAACTAATCATCCTTTTTATTGACATTGCGTTTGTTTTTGGAAAAGAAGATCCGGATAAAAAAGCTATGCGATTGTATCCATATCCCATTTCATGTAGGGCTTTTAATTCTTCACAAAACTGTTTGTTAAATTTTCTTTGTACATCCCAGTGATCTTTGTTTTTATTTTTATTAAATACTGGGCGGTGTTCGCCTATTAACTCTCGTTCCTTAAGTAAGGCTTGTTCTTTTGTTAAGTTGTTTATATGAATTTTTACTATGTTTTCTAATGTGTGTCCTTTTGCATAAAGATTTTCAAGTTTTTGAACGTGTTCCTTGCTTCTTTGATTTTTTCTAATACACCAAGCACGATCATATTGGCCTATTCCTATGTAAAAAATTTCTTTACTATCTGGGTCAATATGATAATAAACGTAAGTATCCATTTTAGTCATTTAGTTCTCTCTCTAGTGTTTCAAATCGTTCTTCAATTTTGTCTATAAATCGTTCAACCAATTCCTCTGCGGATATATTTAGTAACTCCAACAGCATTATCTCATCATATTGAGTAAGTTTACTCATTATATCGCGCAAAGTATACGCCATAGTTACTCCTTGTAATATTTAGTACGGATTGTATCATAATTCTGAATCAAGTATTCAAGGTAATGCAGTGCTTTCTCCAGATCCTGTTTACCATTCTTTTTAGGGAATCGCTGAATGTATTTTACCACATTCGCTGACCAGGGATCAAGTCCCCAGGCAATGATAGCATCCCAAGGCTGAATAGTTCCTAGATAGTGATCACCCCCAATCTGCTTAGATGCGTCTAACTTCTGTTTCAACATTTGACCAAGGCTAGGCTCTTGCATAGTTCTTCCTTAAGTAGTCTAGGGACACGAACATCTCATCAAAGTGACCGTCATTGACTTCATGCAGCATCAGGATACCACGCCAATGTTTGTTACCTTGATGACCCATGTAGTCTTCATCATGCAGATAGCAGCTACCAGCGATAATACAGGTGATGTTACTGCCGTCAGCCCTACGACCATAGGCAACCTGTCTGCCTTGCTGATGACCTACAACAGAGCTTTGGTGAACCTTAGACACCATTGCTGATGCTGTGCCGATAGGTCTACCCATTACTCCAGATACCAAGTAATGACAATAAACCACACCGTCAATAACAACAGGTTCAAGGAAATTAAACACCTCCCAACCACTTTCTGTGTATCCGAGATCAGAGATGCTAATAGTGCCGTCGAGTTTAGGATCTCCTTCGACTGCTCTGTTAATTCTGTTTTCGTGGTTTCCAAGCGTGAGAACCATTCTGGGTCTATATTGCTTTTCCTTGTTTCGTTTTGCTCTTGCATTGTATTCCCTTAACGGATTGAGCAGCATATCCATTGCTTTCTTGGTGGTTTCAATATCTAACTTGTACCGTCTACCTTCAAAGGACTTCTTACCTTTGTCGTACTCTGACAGTGAAGGCATATCAGCAAAGTCACCAATACAGACAATTACATCAGGCTGCTTATCAACAATGTAATTACCAATCCATTCCAAATGCTCAAGGGGAACACCGTCCTTGACTTGACAATCTGGCATGATTAGATGTTTCATCAGAATTCATTATCCTCACGAAGAGCATCACGAACACGCTTGCTAAGATCATCATCACGCAGATTAGACTTAAAGTGCTCTGAAGGCAACAAAACATCGATGGTAATGCTCTCTGCGATGTCATAACCATAGATAGAACTAAGGAATGTGACAAAAGACTTCAAAGGAACATCCCAAGAAGAAGCGCTATCTAAGGTAATGCGGTGTTCAAATTCACGAGTAGTAGGATACCCAGGGACATCTTCTTCACCGTACTCTTCAAAGTTAAAAGTATATCTATGCATTTTTCTGTCCTTTCAGTAGGTCTAAAAAGTATTCAGCGTCTACAACTACAAGAGGGCTGGCTCTATTTTGCTTAATAAAAACGACAGGCTCTCCTTTTCCTTTAGCATTCGTTTCCGCTTGCTCATAGTATCCGTATACGGCAATTCTATCCCTTGACTTACATTCCACAGAAATTGGGCATCTGCTTCTTGCTGTTGGCGAGAGCAAGATGTCTTCTCCTCCCGCACCCATACTGACTGATCGTACATCGTCTGCCTCCAGGTTAAACTTCGATATGATCTGATCCCTCACCCACTGCTGAAAGATCCTTCCCTTGTTTTTTGCGCTGCTTGGTTTCAAGTTTAATTATGTCCTTTTCCTTAATCCACTTCTTTGGAACATGAATGATACAACAAGCGTCACCTGCATCATTAATGGTACTAGCAATTGTTATTGTGTCCTTATCCTCTGCCACTACATAACCGAATGTGTATGTGTCTAAACTTTGTGGTGTGATGTTATTGATACTCTGCCATGCATCTTGGCTACACGCATCAACCCAATGCACATACGCTACTTTACGGGTGGCTGCCACAACTCACCTTCCTTTCGTCGAATCCAGAGTAACTGAGCCATCTCTGTCATTAGTTCTACATTGCCGTCATACGCCTCTAAGACAGCCTTGTACAGATCTTCCTCAGCAGAACAATCCTTCAGTATCTTATCAGCTTTCTTAGGGCCTATACCAGCCAATCCAGGCACGTTGTCAACACGATCACCAGTTAAGACTTGCCGATAGAAGTTCTTGATTGCTACTTCTTCGGTGATAGTGTAATGCTCATTCTTAACAAAGTTATAATGCTTACCACGAATGTTATCCAGATCTTTATCGATGGAGCAGATGACATAATCTTCTTCACCGAGACTGTAAGCTCTGATGCCAATGGCATCGTCTGCTTCCTGATACTCTTGGACAGAGAAGGCCCAAGCATCGATCATATACTGCCTAATTATGCCCAGATGCTTAGGTTTCTCAGATACTCTAGTACCTTTGTATGGGGCTGTTTTTGCTATGTCGAACCGATAGTTTTGTTTGCCAGTTAGATAGCCTTCACAGTCATCTACATCGGTATAAGTGAAAACAAGCTCCTCTAGAAACTCTGATACCTTTGCAATCGCAACCTTTTCTGGTTCATCCTGACAACCAAAGGCAATGCGATAAGCAACAACATCAGCATCTATCAGAGCTATCACTTTAGGCCTTTACGATAGCGATCTGATTGTCGCCAAAGGTACGACTAAGGCCAAGACCACGAAGATACTTGCGTACGGCATTGCGTGCGTCTTCGTATGTCTTGAAGCCAGACTTGAACAGTTTGCTAGTCAACTTGCGATTACCTTGTTTAACGATATACATATTTTTACTTTCTATTAAAGAATATCATCGTCTTCTTCTTCACTGCTATCTTCACCATCATAAGAGTGGAGTTCCTCAATAACCATCTTCTTGATTGTTGCAGAACACCCACTTTTATTCTTCCACTTCCATTCATAGGAAGAGATCAACACCACTGCCTTGCTGCCGTTACCGATGGCAACTTCTGACAGATCGTCACCATCCTGGCTGAACACCTTGATGGGGATATTGCTCTTGGCAGTGATATAGAAGCCTTTCTCTGGCTTGTCATCACGCTGCCGTGGCTCAAGGCCAAGACTCTTCAGAGCCTTCACAGCGCCT